ACCAAATTTCCATAAACATTGATTAGATCTCTCCATGGTTCAGACGGGCCCTCTTTACGAGTGGTAGCAGTGAACACAATCCTGTCTCCGATGTTTCCTGTGATTAAATTACTGGCAGTTACAGTATCTCCGTTGATTCCAATTACTATACAGTTCGGCACAGTTGTAATAGTCGGACTGGCATTGCTGGTAATGCTCAATCCGGATATAACCATATTATTCGAAATTCCGTCAGTGTCAGACAATATGACGTTGGCATTCGCTGTAACCGGTGCTAACAATTCTTTGATAACTTGAACACCAAAGTCTTCTGTAACGTGCTGATCGTATTTTACCAGTCGAAGTTCGTTATCAAATAATATAACACCATAAGTCAATGGTGTAAAATACTGCCGGGACAGTAACTTTTCGTCATCGTAGATGGCTTCGTTAATTCCGCCAGATCCGTCAAATATACTGGCAATAATTTTTTGCACTACCCCTAACTTCTTTACTAGTGCAGGAGCACTGATAAAAATAGGCAATTCAAAAGTCAGTGTTGCAACATCAATTGGGTTATCAGTGCCCATTGGCACGGTTCTGGAACTCCAATTCACATTGGTTAGTAGAACATAGGTAATACTGGTCCAATCGATGTAATTGTCAGTGCTTTGAATTTCTAAAGCAGGATTGAATAATATAGTTAATTGTTCTAACAGTTGTAGTTTTTGTTCAGTATTACTGGTCCAAATATCTAAATTCAATGTAAGTTTATATGGCACAGGCATCAAGCGTTCTACAGTAAACACATCGCCTTGTGTGGTACTCATTTGACCAGTTGAGGGATCAAAATATCTTTCTCGAAGATTTAACTTACCTACATAAGTGGGATTTTGCAATCTTTCTCGATCGTAGGTAAGACCACTAACGTACACAGCCATTGCTGGAACTGCATTTAAAACATTTTCGCTGTTCTGTTGAATAATGCTGGCAACTTGTCTACTGCTATCGCCGTATATTACAGGAACTCGTTGTAATGCTATAACACTGTTACGATCTCTGCCAAATTCCACTTGAAAGTTTGAAACCATACGAATAAATTGTATGATATATCTTCTTATTTGTTGATCGTAAAAAAAACTTTGTAAACTCATTGTTTCTTTCTTTCTATTAGATGCACATATTAATTGTCAGCTCGGGGAGTAAGTGCCTTGCTAAGACTTTGTCTAGTAGGCATAGTTTGTCCTTCGTTGTTGACGTAAGTAGAAGTATCGTTAACAAAGATACTACGCTGAGTTTTGTTGTCCGGACCTGGAGTAAGATTGGTACGAACACCGTCTTCGATTTTAATCCATCTTGTGCCGTTATAACGGAACAAACGATTAGGAACATAGTCTGTTCTTAGAACATAGTCTCCAATGGTTGGGCTGGCTGGAAAACTTGTTCCAGCAGTAACAGGCCATCCGTTAGGGGGTATATCGTCTCCCCCAAGATATGCAGGCACATTGGAGTCTGGCGTAGTTGGTTGAGTATTTGTAAAATCCAAGGTTGAATCTACAAATAAATTTGTTAAATCCACAGTTTGTCCTGTTGGATCGCCCGGACTGCCGTCGGGGTTTATGGGTTCAATGTACAAATCATTAATATCAGTGCCGCTCTTGGGTACATTAATTTCTGCTTGCTGAATAATTGCGTCATTGATCGAAATAAGTTTGTCTAATGTACTCACGTAGTTTCCTATAGGAGTATTGTTGGCACTGCCTGGAACAAGCTGGTTGATGATGTCTTTGTATTCTTGACTGTCTACCAGAGGTGTAAGTTTTACCCGCCATAAGTGCGGCCACCAAGTTTGGCTAAATCCTTCTGCTGCGAAACTGGCATCTTGTACTACATAATATCTTTTTAACACAGCTGGTATATCTTCATTTAACGGGTAGTAATCTTTCTTGTGCTGTAGTTCTAACACATCTCCGCTCATAATTTTACGACCCAGTGATGCCACAGTGTCATTGAGATGGAAAGTCATATAAACAGTGTCTGCACTTAAAAAGATACCGAATTGTTTTAAATCAAAATCATTATCATTAACAGTATAAACACCCCGAAGAGTATAGACGGAAGTATCATATTTTCGATCCCTATTTTCTAAAAACAATAAATCCTGGATATTTAAAGCACTCTGATTTTGATAAACAGGTTGAGTAGCATCTTTCCAGTATACATTAAGTGGTTGTCCTGATGTTATGGCAGAAGTAACATTGGCACTTATAGTAACAGTGTTGATAGTTACATTTGTTCCTGTTATAATTGTATTTGCTGCGATACCTATGCCACTTACAGCTTGACCAACTTCAAATGGCGCTACATTGCCAAAATATAATGTTCTGCCAGAAACAGTGGTGTTTGCAGTGGGATACGCATTGGCTTGTACATTAGTGCCAATGTATTTGTGCAACAGTACACCAGTGCCACCAATGGTAAATTCTTCTGATATTCTTTTATCAAAAAATTTGTAATCGTTTGTGTGGTTATCGCGCCACATGCTAAGTCTGGGCATTTTTGATTCCGTTTATCTTATATTTATGGTTAAGTTGACATAAAAAACCGTTTCTAGTATAATAGTGGAATGGAGAGTACTGTAAATTCGGATCATTTTATCCATTTAAAATTGATAAATCGAATAGTAGATTGCGGGAAACAAATTCATTCGTACCCATCTGGGCAAGTGAAACGAGATCTGTTAAAAATGTATGACAATGTCACAGATTTAAATACAAAACGAGATAAAGCAAAAGTAGAATGTAAACGGTTGGGACGTATCACAGCCGAATACGAACGAAGACAAAAAGATTTAGAAGTTTCAATTGATCAATTGGAACAGTATATCATCATGGCACTTTTGATTAAGTAGGAGAAAATTATGGCAGTTGTTGCTGGAATTAAGATTAAAAATAAAGAAACTAAAGTTCGAAATCCGCTGTTTGCGGATGAAAAATACACAGGCGGCGAGCCACAGTGGCCTGAAGAATCAGTGGACTGGTCAGATGATCAATTCGACAGCTTGCTTCGTCGTAGTTTCTACTACTATAACTATTATTACAATCAAAAAGATTGTAAAAAATATGTGGTAGAATGGATGAAAACTATCCCAAGTTGGAATAAAGAGCAGATTAAAGCATTTGAACGCAGTTCGGATCGAAGCATTCCGATGACAGCCTGTAGTCTTATTATGGCCCGCCGTGCTGGGATGACATTTAGGGCTCGTCATACTGAATTCTTAATTAAAACGATAGACAGTGCAATTGAGCAAGCTGAGCCCGAAGCACTGGTGGAAACTAGTGCAAAACCCATCGAAGTCTATAAGCCTACAATACAAGACCGACTGTCAGAAAAAACCAGCGAACTGATCGGCGAATTGGAAGGTCTGTACGACGACATAGATAATACCACTGTAAAGTTTTATAACTGGTTTACAGACAACAACGTAGTACAAAGTCAGCTTTCAAAATACGAAAACGTATATCAAAAAAGAAAAGCTGAACTAGAAGAAGCACAACTTAAAGCAGATCCTCAGCTAAAAGAAGGCTACAGTCATTACAAAGCAGCAGATTTTAAAAAACACATTAAATGGATAGATGATCTGCTGGCAGCAATTGAGCAATATCGTGGTGTCAAGAAAGCTACTAAAAAAGCAAGAGTTAAAAAAGCTCCTAGCAAAGAAAAGTTGGTGGCTAAACTTAAGTACGCCAAAGAGGACAAACTCCTTAAAATTGTTTCTATTAATCCTGCAGATATTATTGGATCTCAGGAGTTGTGGATTTATAACACCAAGACTCGAAAATTGGGCAAATATATTGCTGCCAGTTACAAACAGCTCACTATCAAAGGAACTTCGATTGATGGATTTGACGTTGATAAGAGTGTTTGCAAGACTCTGCGTAAGCCTGATGAAAAACTCAAAGAGTTTGCAAAGGCAGGAAAAATTCAGTTGCGTAAGTTTTTGGACGAGATCAAAGCCACAGAAACCAAGCTCAACGGGCGTATCAGTGCAGATATTGTGCTATTGAAAACAGCATAACGATTAACTCCCCAAACCACAGTCCTGTTAGCTAAATATTGCTAACAGGACTTTTTTATGACAGAAGTTGTAATACAACCCAATTTACGAAACGATCAGAGCCTTAGAGTCAAGAGTCTCGATGGTCCAGGTTTTATTAGCCAGGAAAGTGCAATAGCGGCTAACGAACAGATTCAAACTCTTAATCAGCTTCGCAATGAAATGACTGATTACATCCGGCTACGACTAGGTGATCAGATTGTGGATGTTGAATTAGACAAAGAGCACTATGATCTTGCTATAAAACAAGCATTAACAAAATACAGACAAAAAGCATCAAATGCTGTAGAAGAAAGTTACGCATTTTTAGACCTCTTGCCCAATGTACAAGAATATATTTTGCCAAACAATATAATGGAAGTACGGCAGATTTTTAGGCGAGGCATTGGCAGTACCACAGGAACCACAGCCAGTCAATTTGAACCATTTGCATCGGGATATTTGAACACTTATATGTTGGTCGCTGGTAGGGTAGGTGGACTAACAAACTACGAATTATTTGCACAGTATCAAGAATTAGCTATGATGATGTTTGGCGGTTACATTAATTATACGTGGAATCGTGTGACTAAAAAACTCACTCTTGTGAGAAAAATTCCCTACGACGACGGTACAGTAGTATCTCCGACTTCCATTACCGCAGCAAACACAGTGGTGAACAGTGTCATTACAATTGTACTTCCTGCTCCGCAAACAAAATTAAAAGTTAATAGCAGTATATACATACAAAATTGTTCTGTGCAAGGGTACAGCACACAATACAGAATACAAACTATCGACGCTACCAGCACTGTGATTACTGTACTAGCTAATCAGACTCTGGGTGCAGCCAGTGTAACTGGAACTGCTTTGCAAAGAACACAGATTTCTTTTCAAACATACCAAGATGAAACCAACGACTATCAGCCTGAAAGTGTGTTACTTTGG